CCCTGGTACGGCCCGGTGCCCACCAAGGTCAAGCAGATCCTCGAGCCTGAGCCACTTGACGCCAAGATCACTCAGTTCCCCGTCTACTGGTTCGACAACATCAACTGGGAGTCGCAAGACTATGGATCCTCGGAGATCAGGGGCCTCGAGTTCCTCGAGTGGGCCGTCTCACAGGGTGCCACTGACACTCAGATGGCTCTGGCGCTTCAGGGTCTGGGCGTATACGCGACTGACGGCGGTCGCCCGGTGGACGACAAGGGCAACGAGTCGGACTGGGAGGTCTGGCCCGGAGGAGTGATGGAGGTTCCCGCCGGGGCGTACTTCCGCCGAGTCGAGGGTGTGGGATCGATTCAGCCCATGATGGACCAGCTCAAGTACCTCGAGTCGAAGATGTACGGTGCTGCGGGGATGACTGACGTTGCGCTGGGTCAAGTAGATGTGCAGGTGGCTCAGTCCGGCATTGCTCTGGCCATCAAGTTCATGCCCACGCTCGCACGCATCGAGCCTCGGGACATCGGGCACACTGAGCTTCTTCAGCAGATGTGGTTCGACCTTCGGACGTGGTTCGAGGTCTACGATCGCAAGGCGATGATCCCCGAGGTCGACGTTCTGATCGACAAGCAGAAACTACCGATCAACCGCACCGACCTGCTGAACGAGCTGAACAACATGTACGACCGCAAGATCATCAGTCGCAAGTTCTACCGCGAGAAGATGGCCGAACTGGGGTACATCATTCCGGCTGACATGGATAAGGACATCCTGGCAGAAGCGGAGATGATGTCCAAGATCAATGCGCTTGCCGCCCCCCCTGGGCTTCAGGAGAACGCGGAAAAGGCAGCGGCTGGAGACAAGCCAATAACCAACGCGAATGGAGGAAACAACGAGGACGTTGACAAGTCTGGAAACCAAAGCAATAATGGAAAACGACCCAACGAGAGCGGTGGCACTGAGGCCACTCAGACACCGGCCCGACAGGCGAAGTCCTAGCGGGATGCTAGGCAACCGGCGCGAGAGGCGCTAGAAACCGAGGACATCATGAAGAGTGAACTGTTGTACTGGCTTCAGAACCTTGTCATCCAAGGTCGGGATGACGACGACGACAAGGACGACGACCAGGGCAAGAAGGGTGCCGAAGACAAGGACGACGACGACCCGGACGACGAGCACGACGACGACGAGGACGACCAGGAAGACGACGACGACGAAGATGACGACGACGTCGACTGGAAAGCCAAGGCGATCGAGAACGAGAAGGCGCTGAAGAAGGAGCGCCAGGCTCGTCGCACCGAGAAGCGACTGCGACGTAAGGCTGAGCGGGATGCTCAGCAGAAGCAGCGCAAGGACAAGAAGGACGCCGCCACCAAGGACGACGAGCAGACCAAGTCCGAACTCGCTGCCGAGAGGGAGCGCAACCGGAAGCTGGCCACTCGCCTCCGCAACAAGGAACGTGACGACGCCATCATCGCCGAAGCTCGCAACCTGGGTTTCATCGACCCAACTGACGCACTCACCGACAGCATCCGCAAGGCAGTCGACGAAGACATTGACCAGGACGAGGACGACCCCTCGGACATCTACGTCGATGAGGACTCGGTCGCCGACGCGGTGAAGGCCCTGGCCGACAAGAAGAAGCATCTTCTTCGGAGCAAGAAGGACGACGAGGACGACGACGCCGACCGCTCGACCACCAGGTCGGGCTCCCGCCAGAAGAGGCGGAAGGGCGACGACGACGCCACTCGGGAGTCCAAGCTGAAGAAGACGTACGCCAGCTTGAACGATTTCTGATGTCCACACCCTGACCGAACCAAAACGAGAGACAAGGAGCACGCACCATGGGTGCACGCTACGACCAGGTCGAGCCGCACGTCGGCATCGTCCGGGCGCCTCTCGCGGCAGCTCTGACCTTCACCGCAGACGGTGAGTTCGGACCGAAGGGCGTCTCTCTGGACGCCAACGGCCGATGCGTGGTCGGAACCGCGGGACCGACTGGTTACGCGGGGGTTCTGATCAAGAACGTCCCCATCGTGCCGGCGGGTCGCTTCTCGGCGGCGCAGACCGTGAACAACTGGATGGGTGGTCGCGTCGGAGACGTCGTCGACATCATGACCCAAGGCCAGATCGCTGACGTCACTGGTCTCGTGGCCGGTGCGGCAGTCTTCTCCGAACCCGACGGCGATCTGATCGCCAACGTCGCGGCCGGAAACACCCGAGTCGGCTACACGGTCGAGGCCTCCCGCCTCATCGTGCAGGGCTGACGGACGACGAGAGAAACAGGAGACAATCCGATGCAGAGCATCGCATCCACGCGCGACCTGCTCGTCGCCGACCACGATCTGCGACCCGAGGTGATGCGGCTGATCAAGTCCATGACCGTCCAGGGCGCGGAGCGCGGCTTCAACGAGCGAGCCGACGCCATCATCCAAGCCTCCGATGGCACCGACATCAACGAGTTCTGGCAGGAGGTCAACGACGCGGTCAACCTGCGGAACCGCCAGCGCAACCAGCTGGTCGATCTGCTGACCTACCGCGTGACGGACATCGCCGAGCGCGTGACCGTGCCGACCTCCGGTGAGGACTTCGAGAAGGCGACCGAGTACGGCCTGCCCAAGGCGATCCGGGTTTCGCCCGGCAACACCTTCTGGCGGGGCTACGACTTCGACTTCTACGACCTCGGAGTCCGCTTCACCTGGATGTACATCGCCGACGCGGACATCCGCGATCTGCGGTCTCAGGTGAACGCCGCGCTCGAGGCGGACAACCGCCTCATCTTCAACCGCGTCATGCGCACGCTGTTCAACTCGCTGAACAGCACCGGCATCTCCGACGACAACCTCCCGGTCACCGTGTTCAAGTTCTACAACGGTGATGGCGAGGTTCCGCCGCCGGTCGGCACGACGACCTTCCTGGGCACGCACAACCACTACGTCACGACGCAGGGCATGGGTACCTCGGCGACCCTGAACCCGGCTTCGGTCGAGGGGATGCAGACCCACCTGGACCACCACGGCTACACGCTGCTGGCGGGCTACCGGAAGGTGCTCTGGGTCAACACCCAGGAGTACAACATCATCCGGACCTGGAAGGTCGCGAGCGGCGCCCCGTGGGACTTCATCCCCGACGACACGCGAACCGGTGGCGGGGTCTTCATCCCCGAGGGCACCGGCGGTCGTTACGTCGGCGCTCCCGCGGGTCGAGTCCCGGGTCAGGTCGGCACCTACGGCCCCTGGCACGTCGTGCTCAACGACTTCATCCCGGCGGGCTACCTCGTGGGCCTCGCCTCGGGTGGTCCCGACGGCCTCACCAACCCCATCGGTCTCCGGGAGCACCAGAACCCGGCATACCGGGGGCTGAAGGTCCTGCCCGGAAACCGCGCGGGTTACCCCCTGATCGAGTCCTTCTTCCAGAGGGGTCTCGGAACGGGAATCCGCCAGCGCGGTGCCGGCATCGTGATGCAGGTCAGTGGGAACGCGACCTACACCATCCCCGCCATCTACGTCTGATCCTCCGGGTCCGACTAGTCTACACAGACAAGGAGATACACCGATGGCACAGCACGACACGGCGGACATGGTCAAGTTCCTCATGCCGGACGGCACCGAGGTCAGCAACGACCCCCGCTTCGAGCTCGAGAAGGCTCTCGAGAAGATGGTCAACTCCCACGAGAACAAGGGAGACATGGGCATCGACTTCGAGGACCAGAAGGCGCAGACCCAGGTCGAGCACGTGGCCAATCTCCAGTCGGGGCAGCCCGACGTGGGGGAGAACGCCACCGTCGACGACCCGGTCCGTGCCAACTACGGCCCGCTCGGGACTCCCGCTCAGCAGCGTCAGTGGGAGGACAAGCAGGCCGCTGACGAGGCCGGCGCCACGCCGTTCGAGACTTCGGTCGAGGACGACGAGCCCGTGGACAGCAACGAGGCCGTGCTCGAGGCACGCAAGCTCCGCCAGGAGCAGGCCAAGAAGCTGGCCAAGGCCACCGAGAACCTCGGCGACGAGGGGGCGGGTGACCCGGACAAGCCGCTGTCCCAGTGGACCGCGAAGCAGCTGAAGCACGAGATGGCCCGTCGGAACCAGGGCCGTCCCGAGGAGGCTCAGCTCTCCGCCAAGGGGCTCAAGAAGAAGAGCGACCTGGTGAAGCTGCTCAAGCGGGACTCGGAGACCTACGACCCCAACGCCGCGGGGCCGCCGGCCGCCGAGGGAGGCACGCCCGACACCTCCAGCCAGTCGTCCGACGACGACGACGACTCCTGACAAGGGCTCTCGCCATGCCTCGAACGAACGCGGAGCGGCTCAGAGCCATGATCGGGGAGTCGATCCCCCTCGACGGTACGGAGGCTGACACCCTCTTCACCGACGTGGAGATCGACGACATCCTCAGTCAGAGCGATGATCTGGAACGTGCTGCGTTCGAGGCATGGCGGGAGAAGGCTGCCAAGCTGTCCAACCTCGTCGACACCACCGAAGGCAACTCGCAGAAGAAGTTCTCGCAGCTTCTCGACAACGCCAACGACATGCTCAAGGTCTACCAACGGTCCTCGGGCGGTCCAACAGAGGGCCGCACGAGGATCGGTCGTCTGTCAAGGCCGGGTGTGGAATGGTGATGAGTCCCACACAGGTCGTGATGGAGCGGCGTCAGATAGCC